ACGACACCCCCGGGAGTCAGGTTCCCTGGTGAAGTCCACATGGTGAAATTACCGCTCTTGACGATGGCCGCCCCGTACTCGTACGTGAAGACGTACTTGCCGTTCTTGCTCGTGAGCGACGCGCCTTCAGCGAGCGTCTCACCACTTTTCAAAGTGTCTTTGTTGGATGAGCTGGCGGGAGCGTATGTCTGGGCTGATAGGGCACCGGCACCGCCCGCGGCACCGCCCGCGGCACCGGCACCGCCCGCGGCACCGGCACCGCCCGCGGCACCTGCGCCGCTCATCCCGTCAGCCGCAGCGGCTTGAGGCGATCCTGCGTCGAACGCGGGCATCGCACCTCCGCCTGTAGTTTTACTCGGCGCGGAGTTCGACAGGAATACTATGACCATTACGGCGATCAAAAATCCAAGTACGAGCATCAAGGCCGATCCCGCCATCTAACATAAGGAAATAAAATGTTATAAGAGTAATGGATGATGTCGTGACCCGCCTGGCGCTTCGGCTGAAAGTCCACCAAGTCGGCGGCGCCGTGGTTCACCACGTGGCCATATTGAAAAAGGCGCTTGATCGTAAGGGCGTCACGTCCCGTATGATCAAAGGGTACTGCGTCGTCGAAGACACCAAAGAGGCCTGTGAGCACTATTGGATCCGGACTGAAGAGGGTCTCGATCTTGATATTGGGTTTGCGGTGGCTCGCCTGAAGAATCCAGAACTCATGGTTCTAGAGCCCGTTCTCTTGGAGATCCTTCCTCTGGGCTTGATTCGCTCTGATGCTGAGGAGACCCGGATTCTAAACGAAAATCATCGTCTCTTTGAACTCTTTGAATCCGATCCCAAAGAGTTCTGGCGCGAGGCTCCGCGAGACGTATCAACTTTCCTCTTGAAATAATAGACTCGTCGTCAAACGACGCCTTCTTGGGGGAAAGCGCCGCGGCCAAGCTCATGAATGAGCGACCCTGGTTCTGGGGTGGCGCTTCACCGAGGGCTAGATAGTTCTGAAGCTTCTTCTCAATAGGGTTTGACTGCTCGAGCGCCGCATTAAACTCACCGAAACATTCCTGAAGAAAAACCTGGCCGTCGGTCGTTCGAGTCTCACGATCGACGCTCAGCTCCTTGGAAATCTTGAGGGCCAGTCGTCTCATCAACATCTGAGACCGGGTCGCGTTCGTCATCTTCTCGTTAATTTTCATGTACAATTGGATCGAGCCAAGCACACCCGTTCCGGCGGACAAAACGGCGTTCAGGATACTGACGTATCGCTGGGCCAAAAAGTCATTGAGTGAAATGGCGCACAGGGCGTTGAACGACGATATGACCAGGATAGGTATATTGAACCTGGCCGACAGGTTATGGTAATACTGATAGTCCTTGCTGAAGTGGTTGGCGTACGCGTTACACTGACGCTCAATTTTGTTCAGAAATTCTTCCTCTTTATCGTGCCACGAATCGTCACGCATCTCTGTCTTGTTATCCGTCTCTAAAATTTTGGCGACTCAGAAAAACTTGGCGTCCTCGACAATCTCTACGATGGATGTGATGCGTTCAGGTAACGACCCCTTGACGCTTTTGTAAATCATATTGAATACTGGGTTTGAATTAGTGATCCTGATCTTCTGAAGGATACCCTTATCTGGGCGCAGTTCGACCATGAGCTTGAGGAGGTGCGTAGCCGTATCGGATTTCAACTTTGAAATTGGGACACCCTTCAGGTTCAGCTCTATAATCTCAGTCAGACCGTGCTTCTCGACGTACGCATCGAGTTGGTCGACTATGGGCTTGACCGAATCCATGAATGTGGCCGTCTCGGCGACGGTCTTTGGTTGGCGCTCGATGTACTTGTCCCCGAGGAATTCGATAATGAGATGCGGTCCCTGGGGGTAGAACACGAGCAGGTCGGCCATGTCTTAATAATTATTACGTCCTTTTCTTTAAACGAAAACTATGATGTCGCGGACGTAGCTCGGAAGCATCATACTGATCGGACGGTAGAAGCTCCTGACCAGAAAACCCGCCCCGTGAAACTGAATTTGCTCCAAAAGTGCGTCATTCTTCGTGTATTCGAATACTTCGAGGATGAGTCGGGTAATCTGCCGAACCTCGTGACAGAACGGGTTCGCACCATTCAGGTCGACCAGGATGATCATCGAGCGCGACTGGACGCGCAGGTCCTGAATGATATCGTAGAGGTCTTCGATGGTGGTCGGCACGTAGTCCTTAACTTTGAGGGTCACATGCGCACACAGATCCCCTTCCCAGGTCCAGGTCATAAATCCTCTAAAGTCTCGCATTACTATTTTATAAGTCGATAATAAATGCTACCAGTTATGCGAGCGGCGGGGAGCGCCTGGGTCGGCGTGCTGTGTTTTGTCTTTGCTTTCGTCGTGTCCATATTTCTGGACAAAATTACCCCACCTCTCGATCCAGCCAAGTCCCGGGTCCGCGTCTTCGCCGAGGTATGCGTCCAGTTTGGAGTCGTCGGGGCATTGGTGTTTCTGTCGCGCCACTTGATAAAGAACGTGCCCTTCCCAGCCGAGGGTCTGTACGGCTACGAGCACTCGACGAATGGCGAGCTTCGGTCCCTGCCACTGTTCGTGTTCATCTTCATGTTCTTCCAAAAGAAGACTCAGGCTAAGATGACTTATCTGAGTACTTGAAGCATTCCCATAGGTGCCGAACCTCTTTGCGTTGCGAAAGGGATGAAAACTGGTCGATCGTGTACTCGTCACCCATAGAACGGTTACACTTGCCGCAGATGGGCCGGAGGTTGTTCAGGTCGGTCGCCCCTCCCTTGCTCTCCGGGACGTTATGGCCCACCTCAAACTGAAAGGGCGTCATGACGTTTTCACACCACGTCACGAGGCACTTGTGTTTAAAGAGACGGTCGCCGCACCACAAGAGCCATACCTGCTCACGGAGGGCGCCGGGGATTTTCACTTTCATATAAGGGTCTGTTAATTCTGAGCTTTAACCCAATCGAGTCGATCACTCTTGATGATGTTATCTTTGGCCCATAGAGGTTGAAGATTCGTCCAGTGAAAGCACTTCTTTTGCTCTTCGGGGTCCTCGAGATTGAACGAGGCGCATGGTAGGATATGGTCAATGTGCCATTCACCGTAGTTTTCCCACGTCATACCTTCAGTAAATTCAGCTTCGAGGAATGATTGTAACTGTTCGACTGTACAACCTAAAAGTTCCAAAGTTTTGGTTGATTTCACGCCTTTTTGTCGTTTCACTGCATCATAAAGTCTAACATGAAGCGCCATCTTCATGCGGTATTGTGGATCCTCGTCTCGACGTTTCTGTAGGTTCTTCCGACGTGTAGCATTTATTTTATCTTTATTCCGTTTATAATTTTCACGTTCTTTTTTGGTATATTCTTTAATGTTTGAACTACGTTTTTCGCGCCCTATTTTATTCGTGCAAGATTTGCATTCATAAGGTTTCTGTTTTCCCTTTTTAGAGAATAGAGTATGTTCCTTTTCGTCACCGCACGTCTTGCATACTATAGTCTCGTCTTCGACGGGAACCCATTGATTTATTTTGCAATCTTTACACGTCCCTCTTCTGCCGCCTGCGCATTTAGGGTCGTTTGTAAATTGATCCAGTGATTTAGAAGTGTCACATTTGCGACACTTCTTCTCCATTGGTAGAGTACAAGACATTTTTTTAACTGGAGCTGGACAGTTAAAAAAACGCCCCCGGTGCGAATCGAACGCACGACTTACAGGTTAACAGCCTGTCACTCTAAACCAACTGAGTTACAGGGGCACAAGTCTGACTTGGGTGATTCGAACACCCGACCAGCGGAGCTACAATCCGAAGCGCTCTAGTGAAAATACCACTGCGCCAAAGTCAGAAGAACAGTTTAGGGACTTGTTCAGGTCCAGGTTCTAGCGTGATTTGAACACGCGCTTCGAGAGTCAGAATCTCGCGTCCTGACCACTAGACGATAGAACCCTACGACCTTGACGTGTGTCGATCACGTCACCTTCAGTCTGACGCTCTTCCAGATGAGCTACAAGGTCTGACCTTGGCGGGGCTCGAACCCGCGGCTTCGGGCTCGCTATTCACATACATAAGACCCGCACTCTAACCAACTGAGTTACAAGGTCGAGAGATTAGAAGGCCCGCACTCTATCCAACTGAGCTACAAGGTCCTCAATTCATACTGAAGATTCTTTTCGTACCATTTATACGCGCTCGGCAGCCTGGGCAGGTTGCCTTGTTCTGGGTCCGGGCCCAACACGGCTCGCAGATGACGTGGCCGCAGGGGTCGATGAACAAGTCAATATGGCGGTCCAAACACACAAAGCAAGTAAATCGTGCGTACCTTTCAGGGTCCGTGTCCTCGAGTATCTTCTTCATCGCCTGGCTCCGTCCGGTGAGTTCACCGCATTCCCTTGTGAGTCCCTGCAGGTTTTGTGTGCTCTCGTAGTCTTCTATCATACTCTCGAGCCGTTCCTTTAAGCCCTGTGAATTGACGTTCTCGAGCATAAGTTTGATGACGTTGGTTTCATCCTTCTTCTCCATGAGTTCAGCCATGCGCATCGCCAGGTCTACACGGGTCCGCGCGTATTCACGTTTGAAATTCGTAAGGGTATCACCGAGGGCATTCCATGATTCGTCGAGTTCACACGGCACGGGTTCTATTGGCGCCATGGGAGGTATGAGGACCGACTCGAGCAAGCTCCTTGGATCCAGGTATGCGAAGTTCATCACTAATTTTACCACGAAATATAACCGTGGCCAGTGGGCGCACTGAATAAAAATGTGCTCAAGTACTAAATGGCCAACGCTGTTCTGCTCGCTACACTGGGACTCGCCCTGATTCTGTTCAGCGTCCAGGAGTTCCTTGACCCCGCCAAGCGCAAGTATGCTTCGTGGATCTTCCGCGCCCTGACCATGGGTTTCATGGGCGTGTACCTCATTTATCTGTATCAGGAGATGGCGGGCACCAACACCATGGGCGGCGGGGGCGCTTCGGGGTATCCAGGCGCGATGCCGATGTGAGGAGTCTCAGCAGGCCCCCTTCGAGTACGGACCCGAGGTCTCGCGTCAGGTCTTCCGGGATCAGACCCTCCTGATTTTCGACGAGAATTCCAGCAAGTACGTGGAGATCCTCATCGGTCATTTTCAGGCCCGCCAAATAGCCGATAAGATGCGAGACCGACGCGAACTCTTTCCCTTTGAAGCTCCGCGCCGCCCGCCTGACGTGGACCATCCGAGCAGCATCCAGGACGGCATCGATCGTCGCCCCCGGCATTTGCTCTCTGAGTTTGGCCATGAGAGCCGCCCCTTCGAGGTCAGTCTCCATTATTTTTTAGTACCTAATAATAAATGCTGGACTTTAACACAATCTTTGTGTTTATGTTCATCGCCTTGATGGCCGGTATGGGTGTCGCGAATTTCGTCGAGGCCCGCAAGTCGCCCCAGACGCCCGGTCAGCCTTTCTTCGGCCTCCTGTTCCTGGTTGCCGCTATGGGTCTAATTCTATATAAAATGAAGAGCGCCTAAATATTCAAGGCAAATGAAGCACCTCATCGGACGTATCGATGGGGTCTGGGTCTCCAGGGCTAACCACCTTGAGAGAATTATGATTCGAATCGCTGAAAGGGCCGGGTTCACAGTTGTGGGCCGTTCCTTTCACCAATTTGAGCCTCACGGCACGACTGGCGTGCTCGTCCTGGCCGAGAGCCATTTCTCGGCCCACACCTACCCCGAGAACAATATGATTTACATAGACGTCTTTTGCTGTTCTCCAGAGTTTGATCCGGAATACACGGCTGTCCTCATCGAAGAGGAGTTTGCAGCCCTAAAGGGGGTTTGGAAGGTTATTGGGCGCGATTAATCTTTTTGTGATCTTCACATACGGGAACGTCGGGAAACTCGGCGGTACAGGCGGCTATACGCGTGGCCCATGCGATGAACGTCCTGGGGTCAAAGGTGCCTTTCATGTAGTTGCAATTCTTACAACAAGGGCGACAGTTTTCAGTAGTGTAACATACACTCGAGTCTAGGCGGTCTATGCCATTCACACGTACTTCAAGGTCTATATGGTTGCAATACACACATGGACTAGTGAGCATAACTTTGGCCTCTTCATCTGTTAGGCGCCACTCGATACGCCGAGTTACAGCCGCGCGCTTCAAGGCGTCCAGACGTGGGTTGACGTGTGTGCGGTACCACCTGGCGGCGTGCTCTGCATTTTCAGTACGCCAGGTTCTGTTTATTTCGTTGTTGTGCCGGCGATACTCTTCTGGACGCTCTTCGAGTTGTTTAGCACGCCACTCTTTGTAGTATCCCTTTTCTTTTTGAAGTTCGTTGTGTTTTTCACGGCGGTCGGGTTTTTTATCGTGTTTGCGTTGTTTCTCACGGCACTTGAGACACGTCGCCACTTCCTTGTTGTTTTTGTCCAAAAATTGATCCAAAGGCTGTGGTGCGCGAGAGCATGAGCACTTTTTGAGTAGAGGGGGGTCCATCTTACTATTATGGTAAGATATTCTTTACGTTTCAACCTCAGGAACCTTGAACGTTCCTGGGGCCGAAGCCCGGTCGTTTGCGACCGTTTTCTCCTTCCCGTATTTTTTTGGATTTTATAAATCTTACCATGTGAAAATAATATATGGTAAGATCAGTTGGAAAATGCCAGGCCGCCCATCCCGGACTGAATGCGCAGGATGTTGTAGTTCACCGCGAACATCTTCTGGAGCAGGTTGGTCGTGCTGTTCTTCAGGTTGAAGAACACCTGGGCGTTATCAATACGCGAGAAGTTGCAGGTGCCAGTCGGCTGGTGCTCCTCCGGCTGCAGCGCGAAGGAGTACACGTAGATGCCCGGGTAGGGCGTGCCGGAGTGGTACACGTACGGCTGGTACTGGTTGAAGTACTTGCCGACCTGCTCCTTGAAGCGATCCTGACCGTTCAGGATCAGCTTGAAGTCGCGCATCGGGCCGACCTCGTAGGCGCTCTGGCCCAGACCAGTGGCGGCCGCAGACACGGCGGCACCCTCCTCCATCCAGCCGTAGGCGCCAACGGTCGAGTTGAAGAGCAGGTTGGAGGCGCCGGTCTGCACAATGTTGGAGGTGAGCATCGGCGCGCCCAGCATGTGGGGCAGCACCGCGCCCTGGGACAGAACCGAGGCGGTGTTGCACGTCACCTGCACGTTAGAGCAGCCGGTGGAGAAGTTCCACATGCCGTTCAGGTTGGTCGTGGTCGTCTGGCTGCCGTTCTGGTAGCACCAGATCAGCTCCTTCACCGGGTGGTTGAAGGACAGACGGACGGTGTTCTGCTGACCAGACAGCGAGTCGCCGCCGGTGTGCTGCACCTGCTCGATCAGGTACTCGTGACCCTTCTGGGCGAAGCGGCGACGCTCCTCGGTGTCCAGGTACACGTAGTTGGCCCACACCTCGAAGACCGGGCTGGAGGTGCCGAAGTAGCTGGAGAAGGTCGAGGTCAGGTCGAAGTCCAGGCGGACCTCGTGGTACTGCAGAGCAATCAGGGGCAGGTACAGGCCCGGGTTGCGGTTGAAGAAGAACAGGAGCGGCAGGTACACGTACGTCTTGTTGGTTGCCAGGTCAGCCGCGGCGGTCGACTGGGACGTCATCTTACCGTAGTTGATCTTGTCCGACTCACCCAGGAACACCTCGGCGTACAGACGGAACCAGGCCTGGTAGTGCTTGTCGATGCGCTGGCCACCGATCGTCAGCTCGACGGCAGCGATCGCACGCTCAGCCACCCAGCACGTGTCGAAGGTGGTGTTGTTGGAGGTCGTCGCGTTGGAGCCGTTAGGGATCAGACCCACGTACATGTTGCCGACCAGGTCGCCGTTGCGGGCGATCGTCACGGACACACGGCCGCTGTTGGAGGGGGTGCCGTTCACGGTCTGCTGGATGTTCTCCATCGCAAAGTTGGTGTGGCGCTTGTACACCGCCTGGAAGAAGGTCACCTTGGGCTGACCGGTAAGGTAAACGTCCTGAGCGCCATAAGCAACCAGCTGCATAAGTCCACCGGCCATTTGTAATATTCCCCAAGAAAAAAATTTAGACGACTTTCCATTTGAACCCGCCTGCTGACCGTGCTATACCTTTACAACACCGACTTATACCCCTCAAAATCATCCTGAACCGTCTGACCTATATATTCCTTACGTGGATCGAGCTTGCACTTTATAGAGTATACAAAGGGCATGCACTACTGAAAGTAGCAGAGACTTCTTTAGTTCGAAAACACGAGGCCGCCAAGACCCGACGCCACCTTGAGGACGTTATAGTTCACCGCAAACATCTTCTGGGAAAGGTTGGCGCCCATGCCCGACTTGAGGCTGACGGCCACCTGGGCCATGTCGATCCGGCTGAAGTTGCAGGTGCCGCTGGGCTGGAGTTCCTCGGGCTTGAGGGCGAAGGAGTACGAGTAGATGCCGGCGTAGGGGGCTCCCGAGTGATACTGGTACGGCTGATACTGGTTAAAGTATTTGCCGGGCTGCTCGATGAAGCGGTCCGTGCCGTTCAGCATCAGCTTGAACTTGTGCAGAGGGCCGACCTCGTACCCGTAGGTGGTGTTGGCCGTGCCGTAGTTGGGCACACCCGACTCTATCCAGAACACGTTGCCCGTCTGGACGTTGGACTGGAGGTTGATGGTCCGGTCGGTGAGGGCACCAAGTGCCGTGACGATGTACAAGTTGGACGAGAGCAGGGGCGGGGCAAACAGACGAGGAACACCCACCTGATTCGGCAGGAGGTTCATGCCGTTCTGGGGAAGGACCTGGGGGTTGACCGTCACGTTCACATTCGCCGTGCTGGAGCTAAAGTTCCACATGGCGTTCAGGTTCGTGCTGGCGCTCAGCTGATTGTTCTGGTAGCACCAGATCAGCTCCTTGACGGGGTGGTTGAACTGGAGGCGGATGATGCTCGGGGCGTTCTCCGAGCTCGTGCCGACGGCGTCTGGGGTCACGTGCTGGACCTGCTCGATCAGATACTCGTGGTTGTTCTTGGCGAAACGGTCACGCTCGGTCGTGTCCAGGTACATGTAGTTGGCCCAGACCTCTACGCCGTTCGTACCGAAATAGCTCGAGTAGTACTGGCTCAGGATAAAGTCGATGCGGACCTCGTGGTACTGCAGAGCAATCAGGGGCAGGTACAGGCCCGGGTTGCGGTTGAAGAAGAACAGCAGCGGCAGGTACACCTTGGACGGGCTCGTCGTGCCCACGTTATTCACGACTGACGACGAGGTCAGGCGGCCATAGTCCATCTTCTTCGTGTCGGCCAGGAAGACCTCGGCGTACAGGCGGAACCACGTCTGTTGGTGGCGGTCGATCAGCTGCCCACCGATGTAGAGCTCGACGCGCTCGATGGCGCGCTCAGCGACCCAATTCATATCGAAATTGGAGTTGGTCGAGGTCAGCTGAGCCGACGAAGACTGTGTGGGGGTTGCGACCATGAACATATCACCGACCAGATCACCCGAGCGGCTCAGGGTCACGGTGAAGACGCCACCGTTGCCGCCCGAGCCGTTCACCGTCTGCTGGACGCATTCCATGGCGAAGTTGGTGTGACGCTTGTAGGTTGACTGGAAGAAGGTCACTTTGGGCTGACCCGTAAGGTATGTATCCTGGGCACCATAGGCCACGAGTTGCATAAGTCCGCCACCCGGCATTTTAATATAGGTTGCGAAAAAGTTCGGGCGCGAAAAACCCAGGGTCTTAATTTCTGCCTGAATATTACAATGTCTCGCACGAAGATTGAGGAAATCCCTGACGAAGAGGAGGAGATGGAGGAGATGGATGAGGACGACCTCGAGGACGAGGGTATGGATATGTTCGAGGCCCTCGGGTCTCTGCTCGCGACCGAGGAGGGTGAGACCATCGCCACGACCCTGGTTGGTCTGAAAGACGCGACCGAGAGAATCGCACAGGGCATGGAGATGCAGAACAAAATTCTAGTCAAAATTCTGTCGGCCATGTCGTCGGCCAAGCCGTGTGCATGCCCGCCGGTGGCGCAGGGCATTCTAGCTCCCGCTTAAAAAAGTCGCGGCCACTTGTATCAATGGCAACCAAGGGCTCCACCACCAAAAAGGCTACTGAGGGAAGTGCCTACCAGAAAGAAATCA